AGCCAAGCAGATATTCTTCATCCCACAGATTCACGCCAGTGCTGTCAATACCCACAGCATCCCAGCCGGAGATGGGGCAGATGTTTTCATAAGGAGCAAAGGTTGCGTCCGTCTCGGTGGCGAGGCGAATCATGGGCCGGAAAACAACATTGTTAACGGTTGCTCCGGCCTTGACATAGACACCAAAATTCTCGACCGTGCAGTTGTTGATTGAAAGCCCGGCGCCATATTCTTGACGCCACGACACGCTTCCGTTTGATGTCGTTCTAATATTAACCCAGTATGTGTTGACACTCCCGCCAGACGGGCAACCGCTCACAATGTAATCCCCGGCATCGGTTATTGCGTTTCTTGTAAGCGTCAGCTCAACGTTTTCAGTTGCCGTCCCGTTGACCAAAACGGTTCCGTCTGCATTCACCGTGAAGGTAATCCCACTATGAGTTGTTGTTACCGCCTCGTTTTTCAGCTTATTCTTCCCACCGCCCGGAGGATAGGGCGCGTCCTGCCCATGAAGGTCTTGCACAGGCTCGATGTCCACGGTCACGCCCAAAAGGTCGGGGATGGTGCTGTCAGGGACAAAGCTGGCAATAGCGCCAGAGGCTGTGTCCACCAGCATCCCGGCCTTGCGGTCAACAAGGGCGGTCAGATCGTCAATAGCGCTCTTTTGTTGAGAAACTTCATCCGACAAATCGTCTACTTCACCTGACAACTGCTCATACTCCACATGGGCTTGCTGTGCGGCCTGCTGTGCGTCCTCGGCGGCATCTTCGGCGGCACTCTGTGCGTTCTGTGCGGCAGTCTTTGCGGCTTCAGCCTGTCCAGCGGCAGTGCTTGCAGTTGTCGCAGAAGCACCAGCGGCAGATGCAGACGAACTCGCATCAGAAGCAGAACCAGCGGCGGCAGTTGCAGAACCAGCGGCAGAAGCGGCAGAACCACTTGCGGCGGTTGCGGATGCTTCAGCGCTTGCCTGTGCAGTCTGTGCCGCATCCCTAGCGGCTTCACTATCGGCCTCTGCGGTTTGCGCGGCGCTTGCGGACTCTCCAGCCTGTTCAGCATAGCCCTCTGCGTTTGCGGCCTCCTGCGCGGCTTCCCGTGCGCTCTGTTCAGCGTCTTCGGCGCTTTGCTGTGCCGCCTGTGCATTAGCTTGCGTTTCAGCGCCAAGCTCCGTCAGGCGCTCCAGCCATTCTTCATAAGGATCGGGAGGAGTCTCAGACGGCTCACCGATGTCTTGGAGAACAACCGTGTTGAACAAAACGCTCTTGGCAATCTGTTCGCCTACAGTGTAGATGTACTCTGCTCTACCGCTACCCTTATAAGCCGTGTCAGTAGATGTCACATCCCACGTTGCCGTGTTGCCATCAAGCGTAAGCACCACAGGGTACGCAGATGTGTCCTGAGAGCGCATAGCGAGAAGCGTGATTACGCCAGCGCCGAACTCCTCCACCCATGAGGAGAAGTCAACGACAACCTGAGTAACTTCGTTCTCGCCGCGCCTACCAAGCGTGATGGAACTGCAAGGCTGAGTATCAACGCCAAGCGTGATATTAACGATATTCATAGCAAATCATCACCTTTCGACCAGCGGGAACGTGACATTGAACCATCGTTCAAATGGGTCATCTCCCTCGTCCACGAATTTTTGTAAGAACTGCGCTTTGTTGTTGTTTGCATACATGGTCTTGCTCACAAGCCCTTGCATTGGATCTTCATAGACCACGGTGACAAACTCTGGATAGATGAGGTTGAGTAGCGTCCGAAGCTCGTCTGCCTTGAGCGGTCTGCAAGTGATGTCGAGCCTGATCTTCGTTGCTACTCTGTCACGAATCATAAGCCCTGACATCGTGCGTCCGGCATTCGGGCCATCAACATCGTTGCGCGACCACTGTACGCCCTGATATGCGATGTAAGGCGTGATGTCAACGCCGTCTATTGTGATATTGTTGTCTATAAGCATTCACTCACCGCCTTAGTAGTAAATGATGAGGCATCCGTCAACGCCAAGCGATGCAATACCGCCAGCGCCACCGCTACCCGGCGTACCAGAATATGTAATTCTGTAGTCCCCGCTTGGGGAGAACTCACCAATGGCAATTACTTCCGCGCCGCCACCGCCACCGCCGCCGTGGCCTCCATTTCCTCCACAGCCGTAAGCAACAGGCTGTTCAGCGTTACCGCCGTTCGCGCCATCACCGCCCCTAAAATTCGGGTCTGGGCTATACCCAGACGGCCTAGTGGCAGTTCTGATCGCGTCTCCTCCAGCGGAAAAATAACTAGCGCCGCCACCGCCAGAGCCTCCGCATTCTAACTGCCGTAGTTCATCGTCTTCATACCAAAAATCAGCGAACTCTTTTCCAGCAGTGCCGCCAGAGTTACCGTTTACTGACTGACCATCTTCCGGGAACGTCTGAGTCCCGTGGCTAATCGGATCGTGGTATCCACCATTCCCGCCTTTTCCGCCAGCAGTTCCGTTTACGCCTTTGTAGGCGAAGCGCTCACCATTAAAGATGTTGATGAAGCCGCTTTCCAGCACGTTCCCGTTCGCGGAAGAATAGGTGCTTATCGTACCGCCACTACTGTTTTTCACTGTAGCGACAATGTTTTCGCCCTGTTGAACAACAGACACTTGCCGCGCCTGCGATGCGTCAACCGTTGCAGACAGAATTCTACCGCCGTCTCCACCAGCGCCGCCAGCGCCACCAGCGCCTCCTGTCCCCGGAGTAGTGTTGTTCGCCGCAGTACCGCTTTCACCACTTGCGCCGTTAGTTCCGTTGCTACCTTTGCCAATCAGGTTCAGCCGTATAGTCGGATTCGTTTCTGACAGCACCTCTTGCGGGATTTGCCAACTAGAGCCATTCGTCAAGATGACCCAGTTGGAATAGCCGCCAACATCAGGTGGCGTGTACCCGCTGACGAACTCGCATTTCGCCTTGTTCTTGGCAGACGCAATGATTGATACTTTTCTTAAAATTCCAGACGATCTTTCAGAAAATGGAGTGATAAATGCATATGTAATGCCGCACTTCTCCAAGTTATACAAGATGTCGCTTTTTGAAATGTTCAGTTTGCTGAAATACCACGCTTTCAGTTTGTTCATCACGGCATCAGAGTTCGCGGCTGTGACGAGTGGAACATTTGAAGCTGAGACATCGTTGCCGTCAGCCACATCTGTATTCAGCGATGTTAACTCGGCTGTCGAGTGAGTGTACGGTGTTGCGAGGATTGAACCTCTCCCGGAGACAATCGCGGCATTGCAGTTGTAAGACAGTACAGTCAAACCATTGCCAACGGGGACACCAGAAATCGGCGCGTGTTGGAAAACCGCTATGTACTCTCCTGATATTGCTGGATCTCCTGAGTTGTCGAAGACCTTCTCTTGAGACGCTCCTACCGTAGAATACGAATGCTCAGTAACGGATACGCTCTTCGCCGGAGCTTGTATTGTTTGACTGCCGGAGTCGTACACGTTATCATCGCTGATTTCTTCGGGCGAATTTGTGCTAATCCTCGTTAGCAAATACGCGCCGTTATTAGACTGCAAAAGGTTGATGTTTTGCGAAAAAAGTAGCTGATGCAGTGCGTTCCTCTTTGTCGTTATCGGTATCCAGCCGTACACCAGTATGCTGTCGATGCCATCCGAATACGCCACATTTTGGTTAAAATAGTAGTCAAGATCGCTTGCGCTATAGACTGCTATGTCGTTTGTCTTTATGCGCGTTACATCGGAGTCATTTACCTTGGCAGAGCTATACGCAGTTGTATACCCGGTCGCGAGGTTCTTGATATAAACCTCGCCAGTATACTTGTTCTTCAGCGCGACAGCATTTATTAGCTCTTCACCAAGCCCGTTGTAAACTTTGTAGAAATACCAATCGCACAGGAAGCCGCTCGTCACATCTCTTTCGTTGGTACTATATCCAGCGCCGACTACATAGATCGGAATTGGGTTTGAAGTCGTGCTAGAGTAAATAGTGTAACTCCGCCTTGACCCGTTCTTGGTGAAATAAAGCTTGCCGTCAAACGGCCTCACTTCTATTTCCAGAACATCCCCTAAATTGACTTGACCAAGATTAATACTCCTGCCGTTATGGTAGAATGTCAAATCGCCTGATGTGGTGTATCTCTCAGAAGAACTGCTCCTCCTCACATACAGGGACAAGTAGTATCGCGTCCCACTGTCAGACCCCTTCGCTCCAAGAAGAACCGTATCTGTGCTTAAGTAGCTTGAACTAGCGTTACTGGCTTGCCAGTCAAACGACCAGAATTTCAGCTTCGCGTGTAGCACTGAGTTAATGTCGGCATAGCCATAGTAGTTTTCCGACAACTTAGCTCCCGGTATTAACGTTTCGCCGCTTGCCAACGCAGTTTGAAAACGCGAGTATGCTTTGTACAGTTGCACACCGTTCGATGTCATGATGTCTGTGACAACATCTTTCAGCGTTTCTCCGTTGTAGATACCGCCGAAAAACTTTTCCTTATCGAATACGCCGATGATGCTTGTCGCGCTTAAAAAGTACCTGTTCTTGGCAGTCCTATATACTTCTTCGACATAAAACTTTTGAACTGTACCGCCAGCAACGGAGTAGAAAACAGGCGTACCGAATTCAACGCTTTCAAGCCCACTGCCAGTGTAGTAAATCGTTGCTTCAAGCGCATCGTATCCGAGATCATCTCCGATCACCGACACTGACGAATTCATCGTGATACCGATCAGACTGTTTTCGCCAAATGAAAAGGATGGAGAATTATAATCTCCAATAAGCAATTGATTGCTATTTTCGCTCATAAAACTCCACCCCCATTTATGTGCTAATGATGCTTATCCCGCGCTCCCTAGCGACAGCCCTTTGGTCATCATACGTTGCGCGGAAGAACTCACGACCGTTGATGTCAATGGTAACCGTGTGGTTGCCGCCGTTGTCAACGTTGCCAGCGGTCAGGATCGCTTCAATCACGCCTTGCTTGATGCCCTCAACGATTTGCTCATTGTTGGCAACGGCAGTGCGTCCATTGGAGAACTTACCGACCAACTCACCATGGTTTGCCATGAACAGGCCGTCCTCCGGGAAACCGCCAGTGGCATACCAGTCAACCCTCAAGCTTGGTACGCGAGTAAAGCCAAAGAACTTTGCAAGTTCTCCAGCCTCTTGCCAGCCAATACTTATATGCGGGAGTGAAATATGCCAGCTAGGAAGACTCCTACCGCTCCACCACGTTTCCAGTTTGTCCCAAGCGCCATGAAGCCAGTTAACAATGTCATCCCATGTTTTCTTGAAACCATCTCTTATCTCGTTCCACTTTTGCGAAAGAGTAGAGCTAATTTCTCCCCATTTTTCGACTGCGCTGGCTCTAATATTCTCCCAGTTCCCACTCAAAGACTCAACATATTCGTCCCACGCTTGCTTGGAGAATCCAAGTTGCTCTTTCATCCCATCAACTAAACCGCTGAGTTTTTTGCTAACCCAATCACTTATTGCGTTTGCTATAGCTTGTATCGGGTTCAGCCAGCCAGTGAGCTTAAGCAAATCTTCGCCAAGCCCATCAAAAAACTCGTCAAAAGAAATATCCCCGTTGACTAGCCCGTTAACTTTGTCGATGATTTCGCCAAGTGCTTTAAGCCCTTCCTCGATACGAGCCAAATCCCAGTTCATCATCGGAACTACTACTTTTTCCTCAAACAAGTTGATAAACGGCTCTAAATCTTCAAGAACATCTAGGACTAATCCAAACGCTTTGGCTAAATCTTCTATCACAAGCGGCAAGCCTTTTTCGATTGTCCAATGGGCTAAAGGCTTAAGGTAAGTTTCCCAGACGAAGCCAATTCTTCGCTCTACAATTTCAGCGAAGCGGCTTACCACTGCCTCAAGTTCTCCCCACGCTCTTTTAAGCGGTTCAAAATCTAATTCGTTAACAAGCTCAAGCCACTTGTCGCGGATTTTCGCAAAGATTCCGTCAATCGGGGTATCGACAAACATGGCGCTTGGGTCAATGGCACTAGCGCCGCCACCTCCACCGTTGTCGGAAGGGGCTTCAAGGCGGTTGATTTCATCAAACCCAAGGAGCTGGTTTTTCCATTCCTTTGCCGCTTTTGCCGCTCCAGTAGCCCCATCTGCCCATTTAGCTGGGACATCTACCGCTTTTAGATAAGTGCCTCCAGTAAAAACAGAAAAGAACTGAGACAGGGCATCGGCAAGCCTAGTGATAAGGGAAATTATGGTATTAACAATAGGAGCTATCGCCGTTAGCAATGCGATGAACGCAGATCCAAGTTGGTTCTTCATTTTCAACCCAGAACTACTCATCGAATCGAGAGCCGAAGAGAACCTATGCCCCTCGGTAGTTATCCCTTGGCTAAATGCATAGGCATTTTGCAAGCCCTCTTGTAGCGCTTGCGTGATTGCCTTGATGACGCTTCGGATCATGCGGTAAAACGCAATTCGCTTTAGAGAGGAAACAAGATTGTCCAATGGGGTTTTGCTCTTAGATGCTTCTTTATGTAACGCCTTAATTCCCTTGGACGCTTCTTGAGTAGCTTTCCCAGCCCTCTGAGCCGCTTGCTGAATGTTGTTGATAGTGCCAGCAGTCTGCGAAGTGCTGTTGTCGTTGATCGTTACGTTCATGTTGCCCTTCACAGCATTCATGACCTCGACCAGCTTACGCAGTTTGCTCGGCACTCCATTCAGCGAAGCACTCAAACCCCGTATAGAGTCCGCTAGTTTGTTTATTTCAGCGTCAGCGCCGGATGCACTGTGCTTTACTTCTATTTCAAGTGATTCTAAGGTATCTGCCATTTAATCACCCTTCGGTTTCCGTTTTGCCCGTTGCTTCCGCATCATCGACTCCATAACAGCTTGCATCTTTGCGTTCTCCTCGGCCTCTCTGCGCTTCTTCTCGCGCTCAGTAAGCGGGAAAATGTCTATCGGGCGCTCAATGTACTTTTGCTTCTTAGCACCACGCCTTGAAAAGACATTGGCAAGTACGACAGCAAAAGCGTCAAAGACATAAAGCCCTTGTAGCCACGCTTGCTCATTCTCTGTCTCGCGCTTGATTCTGTAAGCCTTGCGGTACGCAACGGTCAAATAAGGAGACTGTTCCCAATACTGTTCATAAGACATTCCCATGACTAGGTACTGCGGGAAAGCCTCCTCAAAAACTTCTTCGTATGTGGGCGGCGGTTCTTCGGATTCCTCCGTCAGAACTTGACCGCCATCTTGCGAGGGTTTGCACCTTCGTCCTCACTCGCGATGAGGCTTTGGAACGGCGCGGCATAAAGCTTGCCAAGATACGCCATCTCATCCTCATTCAGACCGCCAAGACCGTCAAACAGGATCTTGTCCGTCTGATCCTTGGTCATGTGCGGATGGTGCATTTGGAAAGCGCCCCAGAACAGGAGCGGAATCATAGTCATGGACTTGGACTCCAGTGCGTTCACATCGAGTCCGGCCTGTTCAGCCTTGACAACACTCTTGCGGCTATACTCAAGGGTGTACTCCCGACCGTTCTCAGGGTCGGAAATCACCATCGGTTTCAGTCTCTCACTCTTAACAGAACTCATCTCTTATCTCCTTAATGCAAGATTGGGGCGGGGTTAATTGTCCCGCCCCATTTTGTTGTGTTATCAGGTGGATGCCGCCGCGAAGATGTAGTCACCTTCCGGCAGAAGGTTGGCCATGTTCTCAAGAACAGAGTCAACCTCCGCGCCGCCAAAGCCAAGTGCGTGGGGCGTAGCCGGGAAGTAGAAGCTCTCAAGGTTCGACCCTTCGGGGTACGCATACTCGATCCACATCTTCTTACCGCCAGTCAGAGCCTCTGCCGCAGTCACAAAAGTATCCCACGCAGTGCGGAACTCCTCATAGTCATTGACGGTAAGCTGGATAGCGCCACCGGGATCAGCGAGGCCAGCGATGTAAGTGTGATTCTTCGTGGCGCTCAGAGGCGTGGACTGGAGGGTATTGACCTCATCGCCAAACGCCGGGATCGCCTTAACGCCGGGAATGGTAGTGAAACCAGAAGTCGGACGAGTGCCAGCAGTAGCTTCGGGTGCATACTTGACGAGCAGTCCGGCAGTGGACACAGCATTTGCCATGTTGCATTTCTCCTTTTTAAGTAGTAGGCATCGTATCGCCACCGCCGATTACTCTGCGGAAGCGTCCGACAATCGTGAACGTGTCACTACGGTCGATGTTCGTCTCGCTGAACTCGCGGTAGTACAGTCCACTCATAGCCGCCCTAGCCAACTCCATGATGGCGTAGGCTTCCGTAGCGGCAGTGTTTGCTTTATTGCTAACAACTTGGATTTCGTAGACGCTTTCGTACTGCACATCTTGAAAATCCAGTTGCACGTTTCTAATCGGCCTGTTGCGGTCGATCTCATGGATGAGGATGGCTGGGAACTTCGCTGGGGAAGCCACCATGCGCGAAGTCGTGTAGGCATCCGGGTATCCAGCCTTAATCGCGTTCGCCACTCGCGTGTAGATTGCGTTGCGGCTATAGTTCACTTTCCGAATACCTCCTTGACAATGCGTGGCATTTCTTCACGCATCTTCTTCTCCGCATAGTACATTGGCATATAAGCCTCAGTACCAACCAGCGGCTCACCGCCATACCACCACCAGCCCTGTTGCGCGTACTTCTGGGAGTGTTCCATAGACCACGATCCAGCAAACACGGGAACGGAAGTCTGGTAGTGCGGCTCAACATAAGAGCCAGTGCCGAACTCAATGAAGTACACATCCGTGCCGGACATGACCAGCTTGTAGCCGCCATCCATAGGTTCGATTGAAAGCCTCGCGTCATCGTTCCCATTGGCAAGTTTCAGATGCGCGTTTGCCTCGGTCATTCCGATCTCAGCAAGGCGCTTGCAAACCTCCAGCATCTTCGGTTTTATCTGCTTCTGATACTTCTCCAGTTCCTTGAGCGCGGCCTTGCATGATTCCTTGGACAACTCAATCGTGATTGTCTTCATCCGTCTCCACCTCGGAGAGCGCCAGCACGACCTGATTGATGGTGCGGCTCACAGCCACAACGCGGTAGTCAAACGGCTCTGTGTCAGGATCGGTTTCAATCCACATCACAGTCTGCGTGTTCCAAGGCACATCCAGATCCTCGGTGGTAGCCGTGCGTCCAAAGGTCTGCGTCAGCCCAAACAGCGCGATGTCAGCTTGCCCTCTGCCACCAGAGACATTCATCAATGCCTTAACCGGGGCAGTGTACTGGACACTGTACTCGCCAGTCAGATTGCCGTCAGCATCCGTCAGTTCCGTCACGCCCTGATAAAACGCATATGCCACGGGGCGCTTGTTGCGCTTGACAGTTCTCAACTGATAGCACCCACTCTCACGAACGGAAGCACGTTGTTGTGGATGTAGTCGAGCATATCCGTGTAGCTGAAGTGGCGATGCACACCGTTTTCAATGGACACAATCTGCCCCTCTGCTCCGGCATGAGTCCAGCCAACAACGACTGCGTACACTTGGATGCCCTCATACTTGGCTGGCACATCCGTCACATCTTCGGGAACGCCGCCTACAAGGTGGTACATCCACGCGAGGATCTCCTTCTTCGCCAGCGTGATATACTCTGTGAGCGTCTCATCGGTCGGCATATATCCACTGCCGTCCTCAAGCAGAATCTTTATGCTATTCAGCTTTTCAGCATCAGTCATTGTTTCACCGACCTTTAGGGATGGGAGAGGATTTTACTCCTCTCCCTTATTTTTTGCTCTTGCCGCCCGTCTCGGCTTCTCAGCCTTGGCTTCGGGCTTCTCTTCCTTCGGCTCTTCCGGGAGGATGCCTACCGTCATAGAGCCGTCAGGATTGATTCGGATCGCCATTAACCAGCGGCGGGGGCATTCACATAGATGCCGTTGGTCTTCTGATGCTTGACCCACGCGCCGTGGTACTGACGGAAGTCGTACATCCAAGCCTGAGCCTCCTGCACAACTTCGGGGGAGAAGATGCGGGGGTTAGCCAGCTTGACGGCCTGCATGATGGCAGAGGGGTGAACGATCATGAAGTTGATGGTCTGACCAGTGGTGGTGTAGCCGCCAGCGCCGTCATGAGCAGTGGGGGCGGCGAGAGTCACAGCAGTGTTGAAGCGACCAGAGGGGACGGTGATGACGCGCATATCGTTGTACATCTCGACATTGTAATCAATGCCATTCTCGCCGTTCATGGTGTAGCGAGTGATGCCGCCCTTGAGGTTGCGGTACATAGCCGGGTTGACGAACAGGATACGACCCTCGTAAGGAACTTCGGCATCGTCCAGTTTCTCAACGCCAAGGTCGATAGCCGCAACAGCCGCCGCGCCAGTAGCGATAGTCTCGGTGGTCTTCATGCCAGCCGCCGCGCCAGAAGCGTAGGTGGCGAAACGCACTGCGTCAGTCTCAGGAACAACCTTGGTACGCATGAACTCGCCAGCCAGAGTACCGAACGCCATGCCCATGCTCTCGGCGTTGTCGATGCGGTCAACGAGGAACTGCCGGCCACGATCCCACTGAGGCTCATAGGCTCTCCACTGGGCGGTCACATCGCCACGCACGAAGCCATCGTTGCGGGAGTAGTTGCCAAGGCCGACCATGTCAGTCTCAAACAGATAGAAAGTGTGATACTCGTCAGACCAGCGAACGCGATCCTGCACGGTATCGAGAATGGCGGTCTTCGACTCAGCCTTGTAAACCTCGTCCAGAAGGGGGAGGTATTCGGAAGCCAGACCGATGCTGTTAGTAATAACGGGGGTAACAGTAGTAGCCATAGTTTTTTATCTCCTTATTATTTGATGGGCGGCAGACCCATATAGGAGCGCATCTTATTCTGCGCTTCCACTTCGGCCTGTTTCGCCGTAGGAGGAGCGCCGGGGGTCAGAGTCGGTTGCTTGTTCAGCGCCGCCGCCTCAAGTTCCTTTTGCTTTGCCTCCAGAAAATCTTGCTGACACGCCATGATTGCGGCGGCATCGTTGTCAGCCATAGCCTCTGCCGCCCGGAGTGCGAGATCCTTGTCATAACCAAGAGCAAGACACTGCGCGAGATAACCGCTCACGGTCTTGTCTCTGCGGAGCGTCCGCAGTTCGTCCTCAACTGCCTGTTCATGTTCCTTACGCTCGGCCTCGGCTCTCTCGGCCTCGGTCTGCTTTTCTCGGAACTGCCGCTTCCAATCAGCGGCCTGAGAATTTGCGTTCGACAGCGCCGTCCTGAGTTTCTTGACTTCCTCAGACTCGTCAGCCTTGGGAGCTTCAAACTCATACGCTTCAAGCGCCGCCAGTTTTTCCTCTGCGGACATCTCTGCGTAACCAGAGATCGCGGTGGTATCAATCTTCATGTCTTTCTCCTTGCGATTAAGGTCTTCCCTGACCATTAGTTTGCGATTTAAGACTTCCCTGTCTATTTCGTGCGATTAAAGTCTTCCCTGACTTTTATGTGAAAGCTGTTTGCTTACACTTTCTCAACTTCGGGAATGCCAGCCACGCTCGTCAGGAGCGAGAGGATTCCAGCGAGAAGGGACGCAGAGCCAACGGCAATCCAGTTGACTTCGCCCATAACGGCGCTCGTCCCGATGGTAGCTACTGCGGTCTGTGCAACAGTCTTGATAGCACGGATGCCAGCCGCTTTAATCCATTTAGTCCAGTATTCAGTGTTCATCGTGTTCCTCCTTAGAACAGCATCTTCACAAGTACGCCGATTACCGCAGTGGCAATCGTTCCTACTCCCCAGAGAATCGCCGTCAACTTTGTGTTAATGACAGCAAATTGCGTATCTTTCTCTGCCATCCGTTTTTCAAGGTCGGTGATTCTCTCTTCAAGCTTTGCGACTGAGTCCGTAGCGCCCATGCGCGTCACCGCCTCTCAAGTGGATTTCAGCTGAACAAAAGTTCGCACCTACAATTAACATTGTTCTCCGCTAACTCAAACAATCCGGGGGCAGATGCGTGATCCCCGTCATAGGTGTAGAAGTCATCGTCAATGCCTACGGTTTCGCCCTCAAGGTAGTCGTGCGTGTCACGAACCCGGTCATCCAGCATCGTGACCCAAGTCTTGTTCCTCGCTCCGGCGTACTTTGCGGTATCCAGCGCGGCAGTATTCGCAATTCGGTGCATCTCCGTATCTGCGATCCTTGCGATGTCTTCCCCTGTACCGCCATTTGCGAAGTAATCCTCGACCCGCTCTCTCCAAGTCTTTCCAGCCACCTTTGCGTCCACGACTTTCATTACATCGTCCACATCCGGGGTGTAATCGGACGAAAGATTATCATTCGTCACTGAGTTGCCCATCGCGTAAGCGAGGAGGAAAAGATCTAGAAGCTCGTCAATAATGTCCTCTTCATCACGCTTATCACGTTTTTGGAGGCTTTCTTTGCCGAATCTCTCACGGATTTCCGAATCGAAGCGGTTTAGTTCATCGAACGGCAGTATGCTTGCCATTAGACAGCACCGCCCGTGTCATCTTCGCCATTGTCATTGTCTGACTCAACGATCTCGGCCTCGCCCTGACCGCCGCCAGTCTGCTCGGCTTCGACAACTTTGTCTGGAGATCCCCAAATCATCTCAAGCCACTTTTCGGACATCTTCATGTCCTTCACGGGATCGTTGGAGATTCCAGACTTTGCCGCCGCCAACTCAGGATGCAAGCCAGCCGCCATGAGCGTCTGGAACGCTTGAGCCTTGGACTGGACATTCGCAGTCTCGTTGCGGACAAAGTTGATCTCAAAGTCGTTGAGGTCGATGTCGAGCAGACCCTTGCGTCTCAGGATCTCAACGATGATGCGGTCGAACTGGCGGTTGGACTTCTTGAACAAGTCCTCAGTGTTCCTCGCGGCGGCATCGGCCTGATACCAACCGAAGTTGGCGAGGACAGCCGCGCCAGTGGTGTCGTAGGTGGAAGAGCCGCTTGTGTTGCGACTTGGCATAGCGCAGATGCGGAGAATCTCATCGTAGAGGTTGTCCGTCAGCGTCTTCGTCTGGGTCTGGTCAAGCTGTTCAGACAGCACCTTGAAGTCGGCCTTATTCTCACCGATGGAACGCAAAGCAATCATGCCAGCCTTGCGGATGTCAGTAATCGTAGTGTTCTCAGGGAACTCGCAGTTAACAGCGATGGCGAGACTCTGGATGAACTGCTCCACGCCGTCACAGGCGTTGGAAGTTAGGTTGCTGATCTCGTCAATCAGCGGGATAGCAAGCTCAAAGGCCGAAGTGTTGATGCTGTTGTAGCGGTACTCAATGATTGGGATGTACCCAAGCACATTCGGCTCGGAGTAGTCCAGCGAGGTAGCCGTCACCACGTAGTCGTGGTTCTTCTCAGTGGTAATCATCTTGCCCACGACCGTGCCAGTCAGGTGGTACACCATGTTCTCTGTGAAGACATCGAGCTTGGCAACGCCGTCAACAGTAACAAGGTTCACAGCCATCACAGGCTTGTTGCCGGGGCGAAGGGAGTACACCACGAACGCAGAGCGCGGGTCGAGCGCATATGCGTGGAACGGTACTTCGTTGTCCTCTCCCGGTTCAACAAACAGCGGGGCTTTGCCAACTCTGTGAAACCAGTCGGAAACCTCATTGTCAGCGTCCTGCTTGCCGGAACGGTACAGATACTCGTTCAGCTTCTTGACCTTTGTCTGTACGCCTTTACGGCGGGAGACATAACTGCAAGGCTGTGTCAGGAAGTACCCGTTCTTGAAGTCCACGATCTCAGCCGCAGTGTTCACTTGCACGATGTTCAGAATGTCCTCGCGGACTTCCTTCTTGCGGTTGAGGATCGGCTGAACGCCTCGCGTGTACCAGTAGAGGAACTCTTCCTCCAGCATATTTCTAACGTGGTAAACCAGCGCCTCGTTCACCTCGGCAATCAGGTTGCCCTCGTTAATGTCATCGAAGGAGGCGTAGATGTCCAGCCGCCCGAACATATCGTTGCGGATGACCGGGGATTTGTTGTTGTTTTCGTCCAAACTCTTCACCTCAAAATAAACAAAGGGCTAAGCTATTCGGGATTTCCGAACAACTTAGCCCTGATTGGCTCTGCTCACAGCCATGTTGCTATGAGCGCTAATATGCAGAAAATGTGATTCTAAGTGCAAATTTGGCACTTAAAACGTGGAACTTTGCACTTTAAGGCTCTTTATACACAAGCCTCTTGCCATTCTCAAGCACGACCCACTTGCCGCGCTCCTTCTTCACAATGGCCTCTTTGCCTACCGCTATGATGCGTTCAACAGCATCAAGTACCTCTTTCGGCATCATATCACTGCTCTCATATCTTTAACCTCTCCACTCAGGAGGATGTGCGGTGTATCAATGCAAGGCGGTTTGAACCCGCCAGTATCTCCATAGCCGCCATACTGCAACTTAGCCGCGCAGTTAACGTATAGCTTCGTGCAGTAGGTGATGCTATTATTCGCCGCAGACGGACGAGCGAACCCAGTCTTGAATGACGCTGGCAAATGTACATGACCACAGCAGTATATATCGGCATCAACTATCTGGGAATAGTCCGCAAGTCGCTGAATCTTGCCGCCCTCTTTGCGACCACCACCAGAACCGTGCGTGAGATAGATCGTGTACAATATCGGGCGATGCCGCCTTGCGTGGTCTTTGTCACTTCCAAATCTCAGGAAGAGCAGAGCAGTGTCAGGAGAATAGCGTTCCTCAATGCCCAGTTGTCGCATCAGAAGTCTAGTCATATCCACTCCGTTGGTGCGATAATGACGGGCTTCGTGATTGCCTCCAACCGTGCAGAGAATCTTGTGCGCGATAGGCTGGAGCAAATCCATCATCGCCGTCAGTTCTTCCATAGGCGAGAGGTTTACATAACAATCTCCAAGGCTGGACTTCAAAGCGCAGTCGAGCAAATCACCAGCCAGCAAAGCATACGCATTCTCATGCGAGTTGACATAATCAATGTCCTTGCGTATAGCATCGTGATCCGAATGCGGGTCAGCGTAATGGTAGTCAGCAAGGACAAGCAACTCTATTGACTTGTGTTCAGCCGGTAAGTCCGCTCTAATTGCTCTCATGCATTACCATCGCCAACTGCCCCACCCTCTGCTAATGTCAGCGTGTCATCCCTCGGACGCTATGTCCGACATTTTGGCAGACAATGATGGTTACGATCCACCGCCCCAAGGTTCAAAGCCTTGTGTGCTTCCATTACACCAATCGTCTATGTAGCTGTGTTCCTAACACAGAGTAGCCATATAGACCGCTCTGTTCAACGCTCACACAGACATATTATAGTAGCGTTATACTCCCTGAGTTTTATTATCCTCACGACAGGGCAAGAGGTGAGTCGCGTTTAGGTTGCCAGTCCATGCGCGTTTTGCGGTGTCACCCGCTCTACTCTTTAGGCACTCACGGGCGAAAGGAAGAAAGACCCGTGGTAGTTTCTTCTGGCGAACGTAGGGACGCAACCCTTACACGCCACGGTCGGTGTCCGGCTTTCCCGGCGAAATCCCCCGCTTTGAGAGGAACAAATGCCCTACACTTACTTATACCACATAATCCGTGTACGGCAACTTGCGAGAGGTAACTAGAAGGGGCGTTTCATGATGGTTGCGATGTTTGCCCGGTCAGACAACTGCCAATCGACAAACAGACTGAGAACATCAGGAAAGTCATCGTGCTTGTTCTTGCCCATCATGGAGTAAGAGCAAAGCTGGTTCATAGCATCGCGATATTCCCGGTCTTGCGGATATAGGCTCTCGTCCTTGAACAGCACATGAGACTTGACCATGCCTGAGTTGGCGATAATGCGTGTCTCCTTATTCGATTGCGTCCACTTTGTCGTGATTGATGTGAAGCCACCCAACTCCTTCACGCGCTTCTGGACATTCTGAGCGAAGATCGTACCGCCTCGGTTGGATTCTATACGACACATACGAACCTTTCGGTCAACAAGCAACTGTGCAACACGATCTTCAAGGACTTCCACTTTGCCGTTGTCGAAGATCACCTTGTCCATATAGAAGTCGTTGCCGTACTGGTACATGATGGGCATGGTGCAGTAGTCAGCGCCTTGCTCCTTCGTATCGCAGATGGCGAGGATAGAATCAGGATCTTTCTCAGGAAGCTCAAAGAACCTCCGCAGTTCAGAGGAATCGTATAGCAATCCTTCACGCTCAATCGGCTCGTTCATGAAAAGGGCTTTCCAGCTAGGTTCATCCATGATGTCACGCTGTTTGTGCAAGGCCGCAGTGGTATATCCAAGCCCGTAAGGATAGTCAAAGTTGGACTCATCATTCTCATCCAGAGCCGGGAAACGAATGAACCGTGCGCTGGGATCTCCTTCATAGTCCCGCTCCAGCCGCCCAAGCACATCATGCACACTCCAGCGTGTGGCTATGTGCAGTTCCTTCGCCCTAGTGCCAACCTTCCTCTGCCGGAGATCGGTATAGTACTGTTGCCACAGCTTGTCCAGACGGTCGATAGACATGGCTGTCTCAATCCCATCAACAAGGTCATCGCAGTACAGGATGTTCATGGCACGGACTTTACCAGCGTTGCCGCTTCCTATGGAAGAGAACTCCAGCGTCTTGAAGCGCATATCGTCTGACTTCTCATAGCCAATGCCAATCATCATGTCCTTTGCATTGGTATTGATAACGCCAAGGCCGGGAAATACATCTTGCCACTTGTACTCGCCCATCGGGTCTAGGATGCGGAGCATTTCTCCGTACATACCGCCCAAGAACGAGTTGTTGTGAGAGCCGATCAGGTTGGGAAGAAACGGATTCCGGCCTACCGTCCACGCTAGGAAGAACTCAGCCAGCGTGGTCTTGCCAACTCCGGGAGGCTCGGAGATCCCAAGCAACTCGATCTTGCCATCCTCAAGGTCTTGCAGAGACTCTGAACAAGGAAGCAACTGCTTGCGTCTTGGAAGGTAGAACTGCTTCTCAGGAGCGCGATCCTTCTCTATATAAATACAAAAGGAATCAAAGAAGTGCGGCGCGTCAAACAGATGTGACTTGTAGTACAGATCAATCATGTTGTCCGCATCCACGCCATCTCTAACCATCTTGTTTGCGGCAATACGCAGTTTCTTGTTCAAGTCGTGCGCGGAAGTAAAGTTATCTGGATCGTAAACCGTAGTCCCGCGATCTCGCCTACCGCTACCTTCAACGTGAACCGCGCCGTCCATCTCCAACTCCCGGCAGAGGTCAAAGGCATCAGCGAGAGCATAAGGATCATCCCTCGCTATCAGCTTCTGTATCAGGTTCACATAATCCGTCTTCGCCATCCTCCTCTCCGTTTAGGATCTCAGCCACCACATCCTTGTTCACTGAAAGGAAGTCCAGAAGATCATCGTCTTGCATAGCGCCTATCATGCAAGCCCGGTCATCCCGGCTACAATCCCAGTAGCAAGTGTAGGTCTGCCCTTTGGCATCCCGCATCTCCATAGCAATGGCAACCGGGTCTATGTCAAACATCTCGCGCATCGTGTCTTCAATCCACTGCGCGTAAGGCTTGTCTGTGTAATCAGCCGTTAGTCATCGCCTCCTCAAAGATCGCCCGTGAACGACAGAAACAGGAGCATTAGGAACGCCCCAGCAAACAGGCCAAGGCAGAACGCCGCCATGATGCTATTCACGGTCTGCCTCCTCTTTCAGCCAGTCGAGCCAGCATGATTTGCAGTCGCTTGCGCTCGGCTCTTTATTAACCGGGCAAACAATGTCCCCAGTGTTCTTGTTAAACCTGATTGGTGGACAAGCACACGGGGCAAGATATTCAGCCAGCTCCTCATCGCTCATAGAGCGGATGCGGTCGGCGTTGGTGATGGGCTTCTGCGGCTTTTTCGGAAAATACTCCGATGGCCTCTTTCCACCTACGCCAACGCAGTTGATGCATGGCTCTTCCGCGCCGTCATAGTCTTCATACAAACAGGTAAGGCAATAATCAGTCATCACTCGCCCTCCTCTGCCATTTTTTCTTCTGAAATCTCGATTGAATATCGCCACGGTCTTGTGCTTTTATCATATCTATCCCACTTGTCAGCAAAGAGGTAATGCCTCTCAAGCCGTTCTTTGTAATTACCGTCTTTCACCCGAATGTCAAGTATTCCATTAGAGCAGTCATACAGTTCAACTTCGCACATTAGAAAGTCCCAAACTCTCAATTCGGGGTCTATTCTTGCATCGTTCACCGTTCCTTTGAAGAGCGGCATATTCTGATCATAGGTGTTTTGCTCAAAAATCCACACTTTCTGATGTGCCATAGCCCTGTCAAGCATTTCGTATAAAGTCAACTCTTGTTCCCCCTTGCGGTCTGAAGCTCATTATTAAGCGCATCATAAAGTTCTTTGATCTTTTGAAACTCTTCTGCCGTAAAAGAAAATCCGAAACCGTTCCCGACTGGCTTGTCCATTTCACTCCCATCGTCTGATCTCCAAAACGATCTGTTCGTGATAGAAATTGTCTTATTTGAGGGCCATATCAGAACCGTTGTTTCATCTATTTGCCGATATTTCTTTCCATCAAAATGCGTGATAAAGCAAGTATCTTGTTCTTTCCAGATGTACTGTTCATACCCACGAACATCTCTACGCCATTCATGCCGATAGAACCAGTTGTTCAACCTCTTGATTTCCGATGCCATCACTCGCCCTCCTCTTTTTTACATTCTCTGACGCAGACATCGTTCCGTGGAAACATCATAGTGCCGATGGAATAACTGCCATCGTCATAGAACCTATCAACGGAGATGGTGTAGTCTTTTCGTTCGCCGCCGCTAAAAGAATAGGCGAGTAAGTCATCATCTTTGTCTAAGCGGAAGACTAGCTTCTTTATCAGCCATTTTAATGCTCTGCGTTTCAAAGGCTCTTTCATGCTCACTCCTCCTTCGGCGGCTGCGGTAGCGGCATCCAGTGGGTGACTTTTGCGTACTGCGGGATATCAAAAATACTCCATCCCCATTGCCCACCGCCACCCGTCCATAGGCCATAAACATTGTCCGTCCACCTCACCTCGCAATGATATCCACTATCTGTCCTGCACAGGTATGACTTTCTCACTTCCTCCGGCAGCCTCTCCTCCACGGAGATCCAGCGGGGCTTTCTCTTTTGCAAAAGCTCGGACGCTTCATTCACGCTTTTCGCAAGAGATTCATTTTCGCGGGACAGTTCCTCTATGGCATCGGCGGCTTGGTCAAGCGTTTCATTCAAAGCCCATCCGTTATGCTCTCTCAGCCGCTTTACAAGTTCGTCCATCAGCTTTCCTCCATCATAGCCCCGCAGTTGGGGCAGAAACGTGGGAAGCTTGCGTCCTCTGGCATAATCGGCTCATCGAAACGCAGATAGCTTTCCATCAGCCTACCGCAAACCGAACACTTGTACACAGGCTCATATCCCGTTACCCCATACGACATTTCGTGCTTGTAGATTTCGTGGATGCTCCACTTCCCCAGCACCACAGGCCGCACATCGGCGGCGGGAATAGAGTCAATCGCCCGTGCGGCATCGCCTCGGATAACCCAGCAGTAGCCGTCATCGTCTACCTTCGGCACAAGGTTAAGAACGGCGTTAACCGCCGCCTCGCGTTCGATGCATTTAGCCATTGCCATCCATCCACTCCTTCAGCACAATCATTCCATAAGCAAGCGCCAGACCAAGCGCGCAGCCTACCACCATCAGCCACATATCACTTGTCCTCCTTTACACTATTTGCGTATGACCACGCGCCAAAATATTTTTCTTCGCCTTGCTCTCTCGCTTTAACGGCTTCGTCAAAAGTAGCATAGTGACCAAGGTTTATTTTCTTTTTGTTCACCTTTATTTCGGCAACCCATCTTCCGTTTCTTTTGTCTTGCCAAACGCCCTTTCTGCCGGAAGTGTTATCTTTTCTATCACAAGCGTTCATCATGTTATATTCCTGATTTGCCACTCGCAAATTATCTTTTCGGTTGTCATATAGAAGATGGTTTATGTGGTCTACAACTTCACCTTCTTCGGCGTTCATAATTAATCTGTGCAATAGAATATGAACATCGCCGGGGAACTGCGAAATAATATATCCGTTTTCGGTTTCCCGCCAAAGCAAATCTTTGATCCTGCCGTAATCTTCTGCGTCAATGATGAAAATATTCCCAGTGTTAGATGCTTTTATGAATGCAACGCCGCCAACAATTTCATGCTCGTTTACGACTTTCATTCGCCTTTCTCCTTCAAAACAGGCCAACGAAAGCCAAAATCTTTTCTTCTTATTTTGCACATAGTGCCGTCATCGCGTTTGAAGACAATGCCCTCTACATTATTAACTCTCAGCCACTCGCGCATCCCATCGAACGTGCGTGGAAAGTCTTTGACCTTGATCCTCCCGTGCCGCTCCAGAAAGTCTGCGTCCAGACCATAGGGATTGTTTCGGAAGTGAAGCCCAACTGCCTCATACGTTCCATCCTCCCTATTCCAAGGCGTGTTCTCATAGGCGGCAACAAACCATCTATCGCCCTTGGACTTGGCATCCACCTTAACCCAGTGAGGCCAGTGCCCCGTATAAGGGTCAGGCTTCTCCTGACATGGGATCGCCCCGTCTGGCGGCTTCTTTCCGTGCTTCGCATCGTACCTCTTGTACAACTCTCCATTAATAATAGCGCAAGCCGCTCCATCCACCTTCTCAGTGGCTTCGCCCTCTCCCGCCATAACCCATTCCATTCCGGGCGTAATCTCAGAACTTATCTGTCCTTCCCCCACGCCCCCATCGAATGTGCGCTTAAAAACAGTCGGAATTTTCTTCACCGACCTGATCGCCTCCTTCCTACGTTTCTCATTATCCCACACCTACTTGCCATTCCCAACTTGCAGAATGACAAAACTTTGGCCTCTTTTTTACACTTTTCGATTTTTGTAAAAACTTCTGGCAACAGTACATTTCTACTGTTGCCGTACTGTTGCCGCTACTGTTGCCAACTTAAAGTTACTATATTTCTTATATTTTTCTCTTTTTAGGCGTTTTAAGTGTAAATAAGTACATAAAGTAGACTGCGGCAACAGTGGCAACAGTAAAATTGCAAAAAACTTTTTCGAGGTAGGTGCATCTAAAAAAGTTTATAGAAAATACCGTTGCTACTGTTGCCAAAACCCGCAAACCGTTGGTATCACTAGGCTTTTGCGGCAACAGTGTATCGTTGCCGTTGCCGGGAAATTTTTCACGCCCCCTGATCTTCTCCGCGAATTGCACCAATCGTGCATCTGCTGGAGATGAGAGGGGGCTTTTTTCTTACTTCGGATACTTTTGGAGGTAACCCCCGCCCCATTATGTCAACCTATATACCCCATGGGTGGGTAGGGTATGCCATGCCGGATGCATAATTGATGCATAACAACGCTATTTTGTGCATAAATACTCTTCATAATGTCGTGTTTGTAGCAATAACGCGATATTT